TTAAATTTTATCCGCGTGGTGCATCAGCACAAATTTATCCCACAACTGTTCTTCTGTCTCGACATGCGCCGGATCTTTCACAATAGTATTGGGGATCGGGCACACCTTCTGGCAGGTTGGTGTCTCGTAGTGCCCTACGCATTCGGTACACTTATCGCTGTTAATTTCGTAGATATGATCTCCCATTGAAATCGCCTCATTCGGGCATTCGGGTTCACACATATCACAATTAATACAGCGTTTAGTAATTAGTAAAGACATTTCAATGGATTACCGTTAAATCATTTTAAAATCAGTAAGTTGTATCGAGTTTGTATGCTTTACTGTCATTAACTTACTGTATGTTGATCCAGTGTATTTAACCTTGATAAACTCAGTCCAGCAACACAAAACCGCAACACATTGCATTTTGTCCCGTAGAAAAGACTTGTATGTGTGAGCTTGTTTTCTGCGCCTACGCAGATAAGGATTGAGAATGCCGCGCACTGTAACACATAATCCGGATAGCCCCAATAATGACGATGTTTTAGCCGCATCTGAAAAATGGGACGCCTGTAAACCCCCCTATACCAGCGCACACATGAAAATCTGTGTTGCTGCCGCCAAAATCATCCTCGCTGCTTCCGGCGTGGCTCGCTGTTCCAAATACGAAAAAGAGAACTATCTCCGTATCGATTTCAGCAAAGCCGGTAAGGTTACATTTTACGCCGAGTTTCCAAAAAAGATGGGCCTCAAAGGTAAAAAGCTCGGCGAGTGGCCGGAGCTCGTTATCCAGCTGGCGCGCGAAAAAGCACTAGGTATGGCTGACGGTGGACTGCGGGCAGAGTCCGTACATGCAGCGCTGGAAATGTACCGGGATGACCCAAAGCCAAAGTAGCCCGGCAGAAGCTGAGCCCGGACAGTTTCACAACCTACGGGGTGCGTATCGACCGGATTAAAGTAACGTTCGGCGAGCGTGAGGTGTTCAGCGACGTAACATACAATCGGCTGGTGGAAGTGCTGGACGAGTGGATCGCCACTCGCTCGAACAATAACGCCCTGGAGTTGTTTGCCGAGCTCCGTCGGTTCTGGAAGTTCTGCGCACCTACTCTTTGCAACGGCCGCAATGTTGCCGCCAGTCTGCCAGATGATTATGTTTCCTCCCGCGTACAGAAACCTACCCCCACACGGCTTTTTACCGATATTGAATCAATCGCCCGACTCTGGCTCAATGTTGCTGCCTGCACCTCTGTACACCAGAAGAATGCTGTTCGCTTCATGATCATCACTGGTGTTCGTCCGATTAATGTCCATAACCTGCGCTGGGACTACGTTTACGAGGAGGCTGGTGAAATTGTTTATCCGGAAGGGGTTATCGGCATGCGAGGGGCTATGAAAACACAAAAGGCTTTCCGCCTGCCGATAACGCCTGAGATCCGGCGGATTATCGACGAGCAGAAAGCCTGGCGTGATTCAGTTCCTGAGTGCAACAGGGATTATGTATTTTTGCAGCCACGTGATCCAATGCAGCCATTTTCAAAACGATCACTGGATAAGCTGGTGAAAACATACAGCCCGGACGGGGCTGTAAAATGAGGTGTACTGGCAATAGCGGACACTACCATTTGTTCTTTTTTTAAGCAGCCATCTGATGATGTTTTTCCCTGAAGGCTGCCGGGGAGATATTCCCCAGACGAGAGTGACGACGCTGACGATTGTAGAAAATCTCAATGTATTCCCGTATTACTGAGATGGCTTCATCCCGGTTATTAAAACGATAGTGGCTCAGGCTCTCATTTTTCAGCGTTCCCCAGAAGCTTTCCATCGGAGCGTTGTCGTAACAGTTACCTTTACGCGACATTGATGTTTTCAGACCAAACTGCTCCTGTATGACCCGGTAATCGTATGCGCAGTACTGTGAACCTCGATCAGAGTGGTGGATTAGCCCGGCAGGTGGGCGCTGGCTCCTGAGCGCCATAAACAGGGCTTTACCTGTCAGCTCTTTTGTCACGCGCTCTCCCATGGCGTAGCCGACAATTTCGCACGTATAAACATCTTTGATGCCAGCGAGGTACAACCATCCTTCCTGTGTGGCAACATACGTCAGGTCCGCCACCCAGACCTGATTTGGTGCTGTAGGAGCGAACGTCTGGTTCAGCAGATTTGGCGCAACTGGCAGATTGTGGTTCGGGTTCGTAGTCGCTCTGAACTTGCGTTTCTGCTTACAGCGTAGCCTCAGCTCCTTACGAAGACGTGCCAGTCGGTCACGACCAACGATGATGCCATTCTCTGCCAGCTCCGTCTGGAGCCGCCGGGTTCCATATGTTTCGCGAGTGCGGATATGTGCCACCTTAATCTCCAGTTTTAGCCGCTCATCACTTTGTTTTCTGTCTGAGGGTTCATGCTGTACCCAGTTGTAATAACCGCTCCTGGATACACCAAATACCTGACACATCACTTCAATGGGAAATTGTTGTCGCCATTGTTCGATTAACGCGTATTTTTCAGTGACTCCTGTGCAAAATACGCTGTTGCTTTTTTTAATATATCTCGCTCAAGGCGAGCTTCATTTAACGCCTTACGCAGTTGCAGAATTTCAGATTCCAGTTCAGCCAGCGTGCGGGAACCAGGAGTACCGAGCCCTTTTCTGGCGGCGGTAACCCATTGTCCTAAAGTGCCTTCAGGAAGAGATAATCGGGAAGCGCCTTCACTGATCGAAAGTTGATTTTCAAGAACCGTTCTGACAGCTTCGGCTTTGAACTCTTTAGAGTAACGTTGGGTTTTTCTGCTCATTATTAGCTCCTTCTGATGCCATTCTATTTCAGGAAGGAGTGTCCGTTAAACTCAGGCTACCTCAAACGCCCGTGCCGGTGTGCCGGGCAGCGATGAGGAAACCCGTGCGGACTTTGAAAACCGCCGACGTAATTCAGTTGCCCGTAATGCCCGGAATATTCTGGAAGCCATCCGGGGTGAAATACTCTCCACGGTAGAAAACGTGGTGGATGTTTACGTCACCCATAATCCGAAAAAAACAGAACAAAAAGCCGGAGTCAGTATCCATTAACACCCGGTTCGCTTTATGTTGGCGTGTACGGCGGCAGCCCGGCAGATATCGCGGCGGCCATCTGGCGTAAGGCTCCGCCGGGTATTGATATGAATGGCAACACAACGTTCACTGTTGCAGATAAGGAGTACGATCCGCCGTATCCTGAATACGTGATCAGCTGGCAGACACTCAAACCCGTCAGTCTGCATGTCAGTGTGACGCTGAAAAAAAGTGACTACCTGCCTTCAGATATTACCCGACAGGTACAGCAATCCGTGCTGGACGCATTTAATGGTACAGATGGTGGTCTGCGGGCAAGAGTTGCCTCTGTTGTCTCTGCCGGGCGCTACTATGCCGGCATTTACAAAACCGATCCGGAACATATTGATATTCTGGGCCTTACTGTGAGCCGTGATGGTTCGTCATGGACAACGGCTGTCACTTTCGGGATAGATGAGATTCCGGTTCTGGATGTGTCGGATATCAGTGTGAAACTCCAGGAGGCATAACGTGCAGAATGTGGCTGCCACTGTGCTTGCGCAGTATGCTGCCAGCCCCCGACTCAATGCCCTCATTAACAGCTTTAACGCAGCGCTTTCCCCCGACAGTTTTATCAGTGATTTTTATGGTCTTATCTGGAACATCGATACCGCAGAAAAGTATGGTCTTGATGTCTGGGGAAAGATTGTGGGTGTCAGTCGCTGGCTGACGGTAAAGGACGATTTTAATTACCTGGGCTTCAGCGAGTCCAGGATGGACACCCCGGTAATGGATGATCCCTGTCCGTTTAATCAGGCACCGTTTTACAACGGAAAATCGGATACCCGGACTGTTGACCTGTCTGATGCTGTATACCGGCGGCTGATACTGATGAAAGCCATGTCGAACATTACTGACTGTTCCGTTCCGGATATTAACCTGATGCTGAGATTTATGTTCGGAAAAAAACGCCGGGCTTATGTTCTGAATAATGGCGGGCTGAGGATGAGTTACGTCTTTGAGTCCGCGCTCTCGTTGGCAGAACTGGCGATTATCCAGTCGTCGGGTGCACTGCCATCCCCGCCGGGTGTTTATGTTTCAGTAGTTTTAAAGGAGTCCCGTAATGAAGGCCAGTGATAAACCCCGCCAGCTGGCGGTCCCCTTTGCGAGTACCGGAGATAAAAACCGTATCCCGGACAAGGCGACACAGCAGACCAGAGAGAGCGGTAATGCTGCGTATGATTCAGGTTTTCCTCCGGTGACCATGACAGCGGTCTCAGCGGGAGGTATACCGCCACACGGCAAGGATTTTAACGGTCTGATGTACGATATTACCGCAGCAATACGGTTCGCCCAGGCTGGCGGTTTGTACACGTATAATGCCGGTTTTGCGGGGGCCATTGGTGGATATGCAAAAGGAGCCATTCTCGCCGGAGTCGCAACAACAGCGGTCTGGCTGAATACCACGGACGATAACCTGACCGATCCTGAAGGCTCCGACAGTGCGGGCTGGGTAAATCTTCTTGAGGATCCGAAAAGGATATTCCTGCGGCAGAAGAACAATCTGTCAGACCTTCAGAATAAAGGGACGGCACGGGATAATCTTCAGGTTTACAGTAAAGAGCAGTCAGATCAACGCTATGTTCATCGGGAAGGCGATAAAATAACCGGAGAGCTGAAAATCCGTGGTGTTAATGCGCTGAGGATTTTCAACGAAGCTTTTGGCCTGATTTTTCGTCGTTCGGAAGAGTGCCTGCACCTTATTCCCACCAGTGAAGGTCAGGGGGAAAATGGCGATATTGGTCCCCTGCGCCCGTTCACCATTAATTTGCGGACGGGTGAAATATCCATGTCGCATAAAGTGTCTGTTGGCGGTGGTTCGCAGGTCAATGGTGCGCTGGGTATCGGCGTTCAGAACGCCCTGGGGGGGAATTCAATTGTTCTTGGTGATAATGACACCGGATTTAAACAGAATGGAGACGGTATTCTGGATGTTTATGCTAATAGTCAGCGTGTATTCCGCTGGATTTGCCCCTATATTTCCAGACATCTGTTATCACTTAACCCATTACAAGCCCGCTGCCGCAGATATTCCCGTGGCGAGCGATAACCCAGCGCACTATGCGGATGCCATTCGTTATAATGCTCGAACGCCTCTGCAAGGTTCTTTGCTGCCGTTAACCCGTCTGGTTTGGGCATGATACTGATGTAGTCACGCTTTATCGTTTTCACGAAGCTCTCTGCTATTCCGTTACTCTCCGGACTACGCACCGCCGTGTTCTTCGGTTCAAGTCCCAACATCCGGGCGAACTGGCGTGTTTCATTAGCCCGGTAGCATGAACCATTATCCGTCAGCCACTCCACTGGAGACGACGGAAGATCGTTGCCGAAGCGGCGTTCCACCGCTCCCAGCATGACGTCCTGTACTGTTTCACTGTTGAAGCCGCCGGTAGTCACCGCCCAGTGCAGTGCCTCACGATCACAGCAGTCCAGCGCGAACGTGACACGCAGTCTCTCTCCGTTATCACAGCAGAACTCGAACCCGTCAGAGCACCATCGCTGATTGCTTTCTTTCACGGCCACTCTGCCTGTATGTGCCCGTTTCGATGGCGGTACAGCAGGTTTTCGCTCAAGCAACAGCGCATTCTGGCGCATGAGCCGGTAAACACGTTTGGCATTGATCGCAGGCATACCATCAAGTTCTGCCTGTCTGCGAAGCAGCGCCCATACCCGACGATAACCATACGTGGGCAGCTCTCCGATAACATGGTGTATACGGAGAAGCACATCCGTATCATCAGTGTGACGACTGCGGCGGCCATCCATCCAGTCATCGGTTCGTCTGAGAATGACGTGCAACTGCGCACGCGACACCCGGAGACAACGGCTGACTAAGCTTACTCCCCATCCCCGGGCAATAAGGGCGCGTGCGCTATCCACTTTTTTGCCCGTCCATATTCAACGGCTTCTTTGAGGAGTTCATTTTCCATCGTTTTCTTGCCGAGCAGGCGCTGGAGTTCTTTAATCTGCTTCATGGCGGCAGCAAGTTCAGAGGCAGGAACAACCTGTTCTCCGGCGGCCACAGCAGTAAGACTTCCTTCCTGGTATTGCTTACGCCAGAGAAATAACTGGCTGGCTGCTACACCATGTTGCCGGGCAACGAGGGAGACCGTCATCCCCGGTTCAAAGCTCTGCTGAACAATTGCGATCTTTTCCTGTGTGGTACGCCGTCTGCGTTTCTCCGGCCCTAAGACATCAATCATCTGTTCTCCAATGACTAGTCTAAAAACTAGTATTAAGACTATCACTTAAATAAGTGATACTGGTTGTCTGGAGATTCAGGGGGCCAGTCTACTCAGCATTATATAGTTCTACTCTGGCGAGATACGTTGGCATATTCATTTCCTTACTGGTTGTGTGAGAACTTCAGTAAAGATACCACCAAAGCCCGGAAGTGGTGAAATAAAACCGGGCACAACACGAAGGCGCATTTCCGGTATCCATAAAGAGTCGGTCTTGTCTGTGAAATTTAAATGGTGGGAGTGCGCTTCCGGTTGTAAATAACGACATTGCTGTGTGAAGTACCAGTTGGCGGCATCGGTTTAATTGCTGGCTGATGTCCGCCCTTTTTAAAGTGAATTTTGTGATGCGGTGAATGCGGCTATGCGCACGCGGCACAGTTAAAAGTCATGTTAGTCCTTATTGGTTTGGGTGGGAAAGCCAACTGTAATTGTTAACTGGTTAACGTCACCTGGAGGCACCAGGCACCGCATCAACAAAGTTCACTTCGGTGATGAAAGGAAAGAGAAAATGTTGAATGTAGCTATTGAAAACCAGAACGGGTGGAATTATAGTGCACCTGCACCTCATAAAACGGGTGCCGGGATTGCTACCCCGACGATGACTACTGCGCATAACCGCGCTCAGGCGGTTTTTTTATGCGTCAAGCACAGCCACATTCAGATTATGGTGGGGCGTGCAGGGCAGCCGCAAGGCTGGCCGGTTTCGGTAGTCACCGGTTGTAGCAACCCTGTGCGTCTCACCACCCATGAGATTGCTACCTCTGGTGGTGAGTCATTTAAACTGACTATCGAGGCTGCCATCATGGCTACTATCCTTACCCTTTCTCACCCTGACGCAACCATCGAAAATGGTCGCGCTGTCACTACGTCTGTTGCGGTTGCGGAGTTCTTCCGGAAAATGCACAAAAACGTTATTCAGAAGATCGAAACTCTCGAATGCTCGCCGGAGTTTAACCGGCTTAATTTTAAGCCCGTCACCTATACCGACGCCAAAGGCGAAAAACGCCCAATGTACCAAATCACCAAAAACGGCTTCGTTTTCCTGGTGATGGGCTTCACTGGCAAAAAAGCCGCCGCATTCAAGGAAGCCTACATTGCTGAGTTCGACCGCATGGAGGCCGAACTGCGCCAGAATAACACCCCACCTGCAGACAAGATGATTCCGGGTGATGGTCGCACTCTGGTTGTTCACTTCGACAAATTCGGCAATGTCGAATTCACCGAAACCGTTCCTGATGGCGCACTGGTCTGTACCCTGGAGACTTTCCGGTTTTATCTGGAAAAACAGGGATGGACTCTTGTTAACCGGGGCGCAATTAAAAATATGACTGTGGAACAATTACTTTCTTTAAAATAAAAATGGAGCTACGGATATGAACCCTATGCTTGATTATTGTTTTACCTCTGCACCTCAGCAGACCATAACACACACCGGAATCAAAAATTTGTTATGGATAATCAAAAAAAACCTCCAGTAGAAAGGTGATCCCGATTTAATTCCCTGTGCTTATGGCCTGTGTGACAGACAAGTAAGCCCTGATAAGGCTTACACTGCTGAACTTATTTACATGCACGGAACCATGATGAGGAAAAAGAAACGCAAATATTGTAGTGAAATCTGCGCCGAAAAAGACCAGATGGCACACGAACTTTAATTAACTGACTATTCGAAACTGAATTTATGCCAGCAATGGCAGGGATTCGCTCAACCTTAATTAAGGAGAAAAACATGAACACCAATTATGAAGCCACTGTTGCAACTACTGATAACATTGTTCACGAGGTTTACCTGGAAGGAAAGCATATTGAGGTAGCCTGAGTTTAACGGACACTCCTTCCTGAAATAGAATGGCATCAGAAGGAGCTAATAATGAGCAGAAAAACCCAACGTTACTCTAAAGAGTTCAAAGCCGAAGCTGTCAGAACGGTTCTTGAAAATCAACTTTCGATCAGTGAAGGCGCTTCCCGATTATCCCTTCCTGAAGGCACTTTAGGACAATGGGTTACCGCCGCCAGAAAAGGGCTCGGTACTCCTGGTTCCCGCACGGTGGCTGAACTGGAATCTGAAATTCTGCAACTGCGTAAGGCGTTAAATGAAGCTCGCCTTGAGCGCGATATATTAAAAAAATCAACAGCGTATTTTGCACAGGAGTCGCTGAAAAATACGCGTTAATCGAACAATGGCGACAACAATTTCCCATTGAAGCGATGTGTCAGGTATTTGGTGTATCCAGGAGCGGTTATTACAACTGGGTACAGCATGAACCCTCAGACAGAAAACAAAGTGATGAGCGGCTAAAGCTGGAGATTAAGGTGGCACATATCCGCACTCGCGAAACATATGGAACCCGGCGGCTCCAGACGGAGCTGGCAGAGAATGGCATCATCGTTGGTCGTGACCGACTGGCACGTCTTCGTAAGGAGCTGAGGCTACGCTGTAAGCAGAAACGCAAGTTCAGAGCGACTACGAACCCGAACCACAATCTGCCAGTTGCGCCAAATCTGCTGAACCAGACGTTCGCTCCTACAGCACCAAATCAGGTCTGGGTGGCGGACCTACGTATG